AGATAATCAGACTACTTCTGGAATAAAATCTGCTGTTATCGAAAAGATTGTGTATGCTCCATTGGTACTACACGCAATAACAATTAATGGAGGTGCTGCTACTACAGAGACTTCTATTGTTGGTGTGCAGCCTACATATGAAGGAAATCCTACTCAGTATATGATAAGTGAGTATTCTCATTTTCCATATGCAGAATGGGTAAATTATTCTTCTGGACAAATTTTATTTGAAATATCTTCTTTACCAGGAACTCATACTATTTATTTGAAACTTAGAGATGCAAGAACTATTACTTCATTTGTATCAGATGATATAGAAAAAATTCCTGTTACTGAGACAGCTGTAGTTTCATTTACTGGATCTTCTGCAACACCAGCTTGGGAGACTGCTTCTAATGGTAAATTAATAAATCTATATGGTCTTGCTTATAGTACAGGCTATGTTAGGCCAGATTTAAAACTTACTAATGGTCAAGTTTTAGGTAAATTTATTAATAATAGAGCGTTAGTTACTGGACAAACTGTATTTGCTAATGGTGCTAGTGCTAATCCTACTTTAGCAGGTAATGCAGGAACTTACCCTGATAAATATTTTGCTAGGTTTAATTACCATAATAGTGCAAATATTTCTACTAATTTTGGATCTATATTATTTGAATTACCTGCTGGTACTTATACTTTTAAAGTTTACATGAGTACTAGTTATAATATAACTGGAACAATTCAAGCAGCTTTAAAATATAAATTACTTGTTAATGGTGTTGAAGAAACTATTGTTTCTTGTGGGTATACTACTCTACAAAATAATACTACTCAATACACAGCAATTCCATTAATATCTCTAGCTGCTTTATCTGAAGTTGAAATTAGATGTTTTAATACAGCAGGAGAGTATAATAAACCAGGATTTAACTTAGTAGAAATTATAAAAATTAGTTAATATAGTAGGGGAAACCCTACTATATTTTTAATTTAATTTGTAATAAAGAAAAATGTATTATATTTGCGTAAGAATTGATTATGAAAAATGAAAAACTTGATGTATCTACAACAGGAAGTGAAATAGAAGATTACAATAATATTCCTGTATATTACTGTGAAGACTGTCATTCTTTAGCTATAATAGCTTATGGTAATACTAGTTACTGCAAAGACTGCTCTTCAACAAATATAAATAAATCTTCTTTCGAAGATTGGGAAAAATTAACAATTAAATAACATGGTAGAACCAACAAACAACACAACAGAAACAATGAACGAAGCTGCTAAGCCAAAAAAATCAATGCATGAGCTTACCAGAGAAGAACTAGTTAATCTTGCTTCACAACTCTCTAATCAATGTCACCTCTTTGAACAAGAGAGAGATAAAATGAGAGCTCATATTGAATCTGCAAATAGGCATATCCAATTTCTTCAAACTCAGTATGATCTACGATTGATAGAATGTGGATTAAGTGCTTTAACTCATGCAGATAAATTCTCTCCAGAATTTACAGAAAGGGTAATTAAGGCAATTGAGACTAACTTATTTATTGAGCCTGTAGAAGAAAAGGGTAATTAGTATGGTTAAGGCAAATAATACAAATATTGTAAAAAAGAGTATTCCAGAAACAGCATTTTTTTCTGTTTGGCTTACTTTTCTACAGCCTCTGCATCATTTGCCAAATCAAGAACAAAAAGTATTAGCTGCATTTCTACTGAGAAGACATCTTCTTAGTAGAAATGTAACTGATAAAATTCTTTTAAACAAAATACTTTTTTCAACAGATACTAGAGATGAGATTAGAGAAAGTGTAGGAATAGGTAAAGGCAGATTTAATAACATTATTGCAAATTTAAGGAAACTTGAAGTGTTTACTGAAAATGGTATTAATCCTAAATTTATTCCTAATCTAGATAGTAATGGAGGAAAAGAGTATAGTTTAATATTTAGTTTTGAATTAAAATAATATGTTATTTAATAAAAGACTAAATAAAATGGTAAAAGAGGTAGCTTCAGATTTAGGCTACAAAGAAGAGGTTGTTGCTGCTGTATATTCTAATTATTTTAGATTTATGGATGAAGTATTTGGAATAATTCCAGCAGAAGATATAACAACTGAGGAAGAATTGGCACAATATAGAACTTCTGTTAATTTACCTAAATTAGGGAAATTTTATATTGATTTACAGAATATTAATAAAGTAAAAAAACTTAGAAAAATTCATGGCAAACACCTTAAAAATCAAAAAAGAGACTATAGTCAAGATCAAACCAATGATGAATAGAATCGTTACTACTGCTGATGTATATACACAAAAAGAATGTTATTCACCAAGTGGTTTACTATTATCTGACCAGGTAGGTAAAATCAAACAAATACAGAAAGTTATTGCAGTTGGTCCTGTAGTAAGAAATATTGAAGTAGGAGATTATGTATTTCTAGATTTTACTCCTTTTGAGCAAAAGAAATATTCAAAAGATACTCTTAAACATGACATGAAAGATGAATTTTATAATTCAGTAATTGAATATAAAATTCCTACAGTAATGTTAGATAATACACCTCATTTACTGCTTAGTGATAATTGTGTATGTTACATTATTGACCAAGTAAGAGAGGAAGAAGTAGAAATAACTACTAGTGATATTATTTTACCTAAAACTATTATTTCATAATGAAGCTTTTTATACAAAATGGGTACAAAATAGAAATTTCAGAAGAAGCTTATGCAATTAAGGCATTTAGAGTACTTTGGAATAGAGATAGGTCAGATAAGAAGTTAACTTCTTATTTAGAATTATGTTATGTTTTCTTTATGTGTGATCCTAGAAGTGATTTTAGTGTTTATGTAAATGAAGAAGAAAGACATGCCCAAGTTGTATTAAATTGTGGTTTTAAAGATAACTGGCAACCAGACAGCGCAGTAAAAGAAGCAATGAAAGTATATACTCAGTTATCTGAAACTCAATTGACTAGAATTTTAGATGCTTCTAAATATGCAATTGAGTTGGTTACTAAAGAACTTAGAAATATAGATTTCTCTGCTGTAGATGCACAACTAAAGCCAGTTTATAAAATAGAAACTGTTTTAAATTCTCTTAATAAAGTACCAATTGTAATGAGAACTTTAGTAGATGCAGAAAAGATAGTTAAAGAAGAACTAGAGAGAAGTAAAATGGAAGCTGGTAGAGCTAAAACAATTGGAGAAGATGGATTTGATAATTTTTAAATATGGAATCAGAAAGTTTTAATATATTTGCAAATACTTTAGTAAAAGCAGCTAATGAAAGACTACTAAAAAAAGGACAGCTATTTATTGCTGCTGAATACCATTGTAAAAAAGTAAGAAGAATTGTTCCTTGTATAGAATATTCTATAAAAATTACAGATTTACAAAATAATACTTTGTATTCAAAAGAATTAGTACAAGAGCTTTTCAGAAATGGAGATGCTGAACTAGATTCTTTTTTTATGCAGTTAATTAATTTTTTATATGATTATACTTCCGACTAATAAGTATCAAACTCCTGTAACAGACGAACTCCTTACCTCTCTTTCCTCAGAAGAGAGGGAGGAGTTTTTAAATTATTTAACTAATGTACCTTTTATTAGAAATCTAATATCTCCTGCAAGAAAATATGCAAAAGATTTGGAAAGAGATAGTAAAGGTAGAATAATAGTAGATGTTTGTAATCCTCATATTCTAGAAGATATGGACTATTTCAGACAAGCTGCTTTACATTATAAAGAACATGGAGTTTACACTCATTTAAGACCAAGCTCAAATCCTAATTCTCCATTTGGTAAATGGTTTGCTACAGAATTAGATAGAATTTGGAATGGAATGGTTAGAGAAAGTGATGGAGAATGGATACCTGGAAACATGTATTTCTATTTAAATTATATGCCTATCTCTCTTACTGTTATTAGTGAAGGTACTATGGCAGGAGAGAGAATTGATGACTTTCCAGAAATGTGGGAAGGTGTATATTTATGGTACCATTACATTGACCAAGCAAGATTTGGTGGTAAATATGATAGTAGAGGTGGTAGACATGCTGCAATTATAGCAAGGCGTGGAGCTTCTAAATCCTATACTAGTGCAGCTATATTAGCTAAGAATTTTATTTGTGGTGTTAGTAAAAAACAACATAAATCAATAAAATCACTTGCTGTAGCTTTTTCTGAAGAGTATCTTACTAAAGACGGATTATTAAATAAATTTGAAAATGCTCTTGACTTTTTAGCTGAAACTACTCAATTTCCATCAAGAAGAAGTATTAGTTCTTTAAACTCAATGTCTTGGAAAATGGGATATAGAGATTTAGAAAAAAATATAACTGGTGGAACTAAAAATACTGTAAATGGAGTAGCTATTGGTAGTAGCCCTAGTAAAGCTCGTGGTAAAAGAAGTAGTGTAGTTATCTATGAAGAGTTTGGTGCATTCCCAAATTTCATTACTACTTACAACACAAACTTACCCAATGTAGAAGAGGGTTCATTTGCTTTTGGACAGAATATTTTACAAGGAACTGGAGGAGCAAAAAGTTCAGACTTCTCTGGTGCATTAGAAGTAATTTATAGTCCAGTGGCTTTTAATATTTATAGTATTCCTAATGTATTTGACAAGGAAAGCCAAGGTAAGAAAAATTCTATTTTCTTTTTTGGTGGGTATTTGAATAGAAAAGGTTTTTATGATAAAAATGGTATTTCTGATGTAGTTGGTGCTTGTTTAGAGGAAGTAAAATTTAGACATGCACTTAAGGAATCTTCTAATGAACCTACCATTCTGTCACAAAGAGTTGCTGAATATGCAATGACAATTCAAGAGTCTTTGCTTAAAACAGATGGAGCTTATTATCCAATAGCAGATCTAAATGATAGATATTTAAATCTTATTTCTTCTGACGAACTAAAAAAATTATGGACTGGAAGGCTATCTTTGAATGATGAGGTTGTTTCATACTATCCTTCTGATGATGACTATATTATTGAATTTCCTCATAAAACTAATAAAATAAAAGGTGCTATTGCTATTGCCGAAATGCCTGTTAGAGATGCAGAACCAGGTAGGTATATAGCAGGAATAGATACTTTTGATGATGATGGTTCAGATACTTTATCATTAGGTTCTATTTTTATTATGGATTTATGGACAGACAGATTGGTCTTTGAGTATACTGGTCGTGATTTGTTAGCTGACAGTTTCTATGAAATTTGTAGAAGAGCTCTATTATTTTATAAAGCTGAAGCCAATTATGAAAATAACAAAAAAGGGCTATTTAAATACTTTAGTCAATATAATTGCCTATATTTACTTACAGATACTTTGGAGTTTTTAAAAGATAGTAGCTCTATGAAAGAGTCTATAGGTAATAAACAAAAAGGAACTTATTCTTCTGCCCCAGTAAAAGCCTATGGAAGACGAGTTATAAAAGATTGGTTATTAAAACCAGTTCCAGGAGCAATTACTAGAGATGAAAATGGAAAAGAAGTACAACCTATGGTCCCAAATTTACAAAGAATACCTTTTCCTGCTTTGTTAAAAGAGTTAGCTTTATGGAACCCAGATGGTAACTTTGATAGACACGATGCTTTAGCTATGCTTCTATTATTAAGAGAAGACAGAGTTCGTTTATATGGAGAGAATATTAAAGACTCACAAAAACAAGAAAAGGAAGATGCTTTTTTCTCTAGATATGAGAAGAAAAAAAGGAGATACCATTCTTAATTATTATACTTATATTTGTACAAATTTTAAAATATGGCAACACTACCAAGACAACAATTATCTTTTTCTCAAAAAGGTAAAGAATGGAGAAAACAACACTTAGACTGGGCAGAAGACCAGTTATCTAGGTTAGATAGCCCTATCAGAACTTCTTTTTATAATAAAAAAGTAAATGCAGATTTGGTAGCAGGTATTATAAATATGAAAGATATTGTAAGAGTTTTAGAACCTAATCAAGATGGTGAAGAAGCTTTTGATATAGAGCCTATACAACACTTTCCTATTATAAATTCAAAACTTAATCTACTTCGTGGAGAAGAAAGTAAGAGAACTTTCTCTCCTAAAATTGTAGTTACTAATCCAGAAGCAGTATCTATAGTAGAGGAAAATAAAAAGAAAATGGTTATGGAAAGGACTCAACAAATCATTGAGACCTTAGAAACTGAAGAAGATATTGAGAGAGAGCTAGAGAAATTAAAGGCATATGCAGATTTTGATTGGAAAGATCTAATTGAATTAAGAGCTAATGTAATATACAAGCATTATAGTAACGAATTAAGTTTTGGAATAAAATTTAATACAGGATTTATGAATGCTCTTAGCTTTGGAGAAGAGGCTTACATTTGTGACATAGTGTCTGGAGAACCTACTTTAGAAGTTATTAATACTTGTAATATGCATATTTTTATGAGTGGATATTCTAATAAAATAGAGGATGCAGACTTTATTATGCTTGTAGACTATTGGAGTTTGGGCAAAATTATTGATACCTTCTATGATGAATTGACTCCAAAAGAGATTAAAGATTTGGAATCAGTAATAACAAAAGGATACTCTAGTTCTGATGATGAAATGGGAAATATTTCTGAGAAAGATTCTTATGTTTTATTAGATGAGACTATCTCCTCTTCTTTAGTAATGGATAACTATATTTCCTCAGCTCCTAATTTTCTTGCTGCTAGTACCCCTATAGATGCTAATAGTAATCTTAGAATTATTAGATTATATTGGAAATCTAGAAGAGCTATCAAGAAAGTAACTAGTTTTGATTTTGAAACTGGTGAACCTATAATTAATTTTTATTCAGAAGAGTATACTATTAATCCTGCATTAGGAGAAACAGAAAAACTATTATGGATAAATGAGGCTTGGGAAGGGACCAAAATAGGTAAAGATAAGTATATTGCTATGAGACCTAGAGCAATTCAGTATAATAGAATGAATAATCCATCAAGATGTCACTTTGGAATTGTTGGAACTATTTATAATACTGGAGACAATAAACCATTCTCTGTAGTTGACATGATGAAACCTTTTTCTTATACTTATGATGTTATACATGATAGACTTAACAAATTAATTGCTAATAACTGGGGAAGACTACTTAAAGTAAATCTTGCATCTATACCTGATAAATGGGAGATAGAGAAGTGGTTATATTATGCAAAAGTACACAATATTGCAGTAGAAGATGGATTTAAAGAGGGTAATAGAGGACCAGCAAAAGGAAAATTAGCAGGTAATCTTGGTAACTCTACTAGTGGAGTTCTTGATGGAGAAACTGGAGACCAAATTCAGCATTATATAAATTTACTAGAATTTATAAAATTAGAAATGGGAGAGGTTGTAGGTATAAGTAGACAAAGAGAAGGCCAAATATCTAATAGAGAAACTGTTGGTGGAGTAGAAAGAGCAACTTTACAGTCTAACCATACTACTGAGTGGTTATTTATGACTCATGATGATACTAGAAAAAGAGCTATAGAATGTTTTTTGGAGACAGCTAAATTTGCTTGGAAAGGAAAATCTAAAAAAATGGCATACTTACTTCCAAATGGTGCAACTTCTTTAATTGATATTGATGGAGACGAGTTTTCTATGAATGATTATGGATTATTACTAGATGTTTCTCCACAAGCTCAACAACAAGCACAAAATTTATTTAATCTTGCCAATAATGCATTAGCAGGAAATAAATTAAGTTTTTCTTCTATTATTAAAATTTGGAATAGTGCTTCTTTAGCTGAAGTACAAAGGACTATTGAAAAAGAAGAACAGTTAGTTCAGGAAAGAGAGGCTCAACAAGCTGAAGCAAATAATAAAATTTTACAAGAGCAACAAGCTATGGAAGTAGAATTCCGTCAACAACAGTTAGAATTAGAAAATGCTCTTAATGAGAGGGATAATAAATATAGACTTCTTATTGCTCAATTAGGAAAAGAGAATCTTGATGACAATGATGGAATTGTAGCTAATACAGAGAGAGAAAAACTTAGAGAAGATATTAGAAGATTTAATGAAGAAATGGCTTTTAAAAGACAGAAGTTAAAAGAAGAATTGCAATTAAAGAGAGAGCAGCTTCATCAAAAAAAGAATTCTTCTAATAAGTAATCTGGTAGCCACTCTTGTATATATACTGATTTATTGTATCTTTGCTCCATAAAATAATACGCTTATGGACTTCACACAATTACTTACAATTTTCGGCATGTATGGTGGATTTGAACTTATAAAATGGGGAATTACTACCTACCGCAATAAAGAAAATATTAAAATTAAAGAAACTGCTGATGCAGATACTGCTAGATTAACTAACCTATCTACTTATGCTGAAGAATGGAAAGAACATTATGAAGAACTAAAACGAGATAATGCCATTTATAAAGATAAGGTAAATGAACTTTACTCTACTATTGGAGAGTTAAGAGCAAAGGAAATACAGCACATAAAAGATGTAGCTGAAAGAGATGTACTTATAGAAGAATTAAAAAAGGACAAATGTCAAGTACCAAGATGTCCTAACAGAATACCACCAGAAACAAACGAAAATGGAAAATAATATTATCAATTTAGAAGTTAGAAGAGTAAAAAAAGAAAGTGACTATACTATTGGTCAACTTTTTGTTAATGGAGAATATTTTTGTGATACTCTAGAAGATGAAATTAGACAAGTAAAAGTAATGCATGAGACTGCTATTCCTGTAGGTACATATAAAGTTACTTTAGAAAGATCTCCTAGATTCAAAAGAATACTTCCTTTACTACATAATGTTCCTGGATTTACAGGAATTTTAATTCATAGTGGTAATACAGATAAGCATACTTCTGGATGTATATTGGTAGGAAAATCTACTGGTAATACTTTAGTAAATTCATTAGCTACTTTAGAAAAGTTAATGGCTATTCTACAAAAACCAAAAAATTTAGTATGCACTATAAAAATTTCTTAATTTTATTAGTGGTTCTATTTATAGGATTAGGGTGCTCAAAGAAAATTTTAGTACCTAATCCTATTCTTGTACATACATCTTCTAGTTCAGAAGTAACATTAAGAGATTCCTTAGTATTAATTCCATTACCAGAAGTTACTTTGTACAATAGAACTAAAGATACAATATCTACTTTAACTAGTAAACTAGCTACTTCAACAGCTATTTACTCTAAAGGGGTATTATATCACGATCTAATATCTAAAGATTCTGTTAAAGTAAAAACAATTATCAAAACTATCACAAAGATTGATACAGTTCGTATCACTAATGTTGTAGAAGTAGAAAGAAAATTTACAAAAAAAGAGAATTTTTATTTAGTATTTGGAGAAATTACAGTTAAGATGTTATTGGCCATCATATCTTTTGTTCTCCTATATTTTGTGTATAAATTTGTTAAGAAGAGGTATCTTTAGTATAACAATTTATACTTTATTTTTTATAATTATTTTTTTAATTAGTTAATTTTGTAACAACAACGAGGATTAAAATGAACACAGAAGAATTCGATTTATCAATGGATGATATGGGACTAGATGAAATTGTAGAGTCCCTAGAAGCAGAAGAAGGAGATAATCCTACTAGATCTACACCTACACCTGAAGGAACACCTTCTCCAGAAGAAGCTCCAGAGGATGATTTAGGATTAGATTTTGAGGAACCTAATGTAATAACTCCCCATCAGAGTACCCCTAATTCCTCAACATCTTCTGCCAATAATTCAATTTCTGCCATGTTAGGGGCATTTAAGTCTGATGGGGTTTTACCCGATATTGAAGACTCATTTATAGCAGCAGCTCAGTCTATTGAAGATATAGCTTTTGCAATTGAAAGGCAAGTGGAAGCTAGATTAAATTCCACTACAAAGAGAGTTGAAACTTTACTTTCTGCTGGGTATGAACCAACAGAAATTGTAAAATATGAAAAACACATTGAGTGGCTAGATTCAATTTCTGAAGATGATTTATCTAATGATGATGAAAATACTGTAGAATTAAGAAGGTCTTTAATAAAACAGGATTTTATTAACAAAGGATTTTCTGAAGAAAGAGCAGAAAAAGAGGTTAATAAATCATTTTCAAACGGAACAGATATAGAAGATGCTCTTACTGCTCTTGAGGATACTAGGACTAGTACTAGAGCGTACTATGATAAACTTACTCAAGAAGCAGAAAATGCTATAAAAGAAGAACAGAAAAGAAAAGCTAAGTTTGCTACTGATTTTAGAAAGAAAGTAGAGACTGCTGATAGTTTTGCAGACTTGAAATTTACTAATATGCAAAAGAATGCATTAATTTCAAATATTTTAAAACCTTCTGTAAAACAGGATAATGGCACTGTTCTTACTCCTTTACAAGCTTATATTAATGAGAATCCTATAGATGCTCAGTATTATTTAGGAGTATTATATACTTTAACTGACGGATTTAAGAATATAGATAGTCTATTTAGTAAACAAGTTCAGTCAAAAACAAATAAACAATTAAAGGCACTTGAGTCAGTTTTGGCTAGTGGTCCTTCATTCCAAGCTAGTAATACTTCTCTATATAAAGAGAGTACCAAAGCAGGATTTACAATAGATGTCTAATAAATAAAAATTTAACAAATGTTAGGAAAATTTCAAACTAGAGAGTATTTGTCTTGGAAAGGCTTGACCTCTGAAAATCACTACGGAGCCTTATTTAGAAGTGCTCCGCAAAAAGCTACAGATGTAATGATTGAATTTCTTGCTTTCCAAAAAGGTAAGAATCTTGAAAGTTACTTAGCAAAATTACCTGTAAAGTACTTTGATACTGACGATGAGTATACTTGGGAAGCTGCTGGTATTAGTCATAAAAACATTCCAATAATTGAAGCAAGAGACCTTGCTGGTAATATAATTGGTGAAAATGATATGGCTGGTGTAGGTGGTGGCACAAGATTCTATGTTGTTTTTGGAGAAGATTACTTTGGACTAGGTGAAGTAATTGTCGGTGAAAAAAACGAACTTTATCCACTTCGTATTGTGCATATTGCTCTTGAAGGAACAAATGCAGTGTATACAGTAGAACTTATGGGTGGTGTTACTGAAGGTATGCCAGGTTCAGAACTTCAATTAGGAAAGAGATTCAGTTATGAATATGCTCCAGTTGAAAGATCATTCTCAAAAGGTGTAGGAGCTGTTCGTTATGCTTCTAATATCTCTATGAGAAATGAGTGGTCTACTATTCGTCTTAAAGATGAAATTCCAGGTAATGCTTTTGATAAAAAAATGCTAATGGGCATTCCTGTTATTGATAAAGATGGTAAAAAGACTGTCATTACAAGATGGGCACACTTGCAAGACTATAAATTTGAAGAGACCTTTAGAGAGTACAAAGCAAACCTTTTAGCTTTCGGTAGAAGTAATAGAAACCAAAATGGTGAGTATTTAAATATTGGTGTATCTGGTACTGTTATCAAAATGGGTGCTGGTCTTTTTGAACAAATGGAGTATGGTAATACTGAGTATTATTCTGATACTAATCAAGTTCTTAAGATAATTGAAGATTCAGTTTCTGAACTTTGTGTTGGTAAAATTCCAGTTTCAGAAAGAAAAGTAGTTATTCGTACTGGAGAAAGAGGTGCTGCTATTTTCCATAAAGGAGTATTAAATCAAGTTAATGGTTGGCAAATCATGAACTTTACTCAAAATCCAGGAGTCATTAATAAAGTATCTAGTCCATTACATTCAAATGCTCTGTCTGCTGGATTCCAGTTTGTAGAATACAAAGCTCCTAATGGTGTAGTACTTACACTTGAAATTGAGCCACTTTATAGTGATCCAGTAAGAAATAAAATTCTTCATCCACTAGGAGGTACAGCTATGGAGTATTGTTTTGATATTGTAAATATGGGTAGTACAGAAGTACCAAATATTCAACTTGCTAGACTAAATGGTCAAGAAGAAATGAGAGGTATGAGATCTGGTATGAGAAATCCATATACTGGTGCTCTTAACAATCCTTACATGTCTTTTGAAGACGATAAAGCTGAAATGCATAAACAAGCTACTTTAGGAGTATTTATTCTTGATACTACAAGAGTAAAACGAATCCTTCCTTCAATTTTAGCGTAATAAACTCAAAACAGGGTAGTAATAATCTACCCTGTTTTTAAACTTAGATTATAATGGCAGAAACAAAATCTTGTCTTACAAATAAAAAAGTTATTGTAAGATTTATTAGAAAAGAGACTCAACTAGTGAATGACAAAAGACATCCACTTTATGGAGGTATGGCAGAAAATGCAGTAAAAATTTTAACAGTTCCTCAACTACCTACAGGACTGTTACGAAATCCATTAACTAAAGAAGAACAAGATTTTTTGGAAGAATACATGGGTTTACAAAAAGATGCTTTATCTATTCATAAGAAAGAAGACAACTTTTGGACTAATTACAAAGTTAGACTTACTAAATCTGATACTCCTATTGACTTATCAAGTCCAGATGGGTATATTAAATATAAAGTATTGTTATCTAACATAGATAAAGTTGCAGAATCTACTGTGGCTTTAAAAACAAGACCAAGAGCATCTTATCAATTTGTTATTATAGATTTAGATAAAGAAGCAAAAGAAGCTACAGAGAATATGACAGTTTCTATGAGAGCTATTGGTAAATTAGGTAAAATTTTAGATAAAATTGGACATTTACGACTTGTTTTAGAGATAGCTGAAGGAAAGAAACTTGCAAATACAACTTCAAAAGAAGTTATTCAAGCAGGTGTATTTGAATTAGCAAGTAAAGATCCAAAACTATTTTTAACTATTGTAGAGGATGCTTCTTTTGAACTTAGATATTTTATTTCACAATGTATCTTAGCAAAATTAATTAAGAAAAGTGGTGATTTTTATTTCCTAGCTGAAAATAACCAACCTTTGGCAGATAATGAAGATCCTACTATTAATGCAGTAATAAGGTATCTTAACTCTCCAAAAAACCAAGAAGTTAAATTCTCTTTAGAAGCAAAACTAAAGACAGATGAAAACAAAAAAGAAGTGCAAACCAAAAACTAAAAAGTAGTAATTAATTATGACAGCAACAGAAATACTAAGAGAATTTGAGTTACTTTATAGTAATAATATTTCACATGGTGGTTCAGCAGGATTAAATTCTTATGAAATTTCACTATACTTAACTAATGCTCAGAAGGAAGTAATTAAAAATTACTATTCTGGTACTAGTAAAGGAGTTGCTGTTGATTCAGAAGAATCTGTAAAATCTTTACTTTCATTATATACAAGTATTACTTCTATTAATAGTTTTAGTACATCTACTCAACCTACTAATGGACTTATAGTTAAAAAAGCTGCTATACCTAGTAAGGTATGGTATATACTAAGAGAGTCTGTTACTAGTGGGACCAGAGAAATTCCAGTTAAACCTATTCTTCAAGATGAATATTTAGTTAGTGTAGATAATCCATTTAGAAGACCAAATGGGAATAAAGTATGGAGACTTGATCAAAAGGAAGAGGCTGATACTGATAGAATGGTAACTTTATTATCGAAAGATGAATTTACAAAATATACTTTAGTTTATATAGAAAAACCAACTCCAATAGTACTAGAAGATTTATCTGAAGTATTAGCAGGACTTACAATAGAAGGTATTTCTGAACAAACAATACCTTCTCAATTAACTAAAAATAATTGGCTTACTAAGTTAATAATCTCTAGAGCAGTAGAGTTAGCTACTAAAGACTACAGAGAAAATACTTTAGAAGGACAATTGCTATTAAATAACAGAGTAGAGTAATCTACATTAAATTAAATTCTAAATTACAATGTTAGGAACAACAAATTATGTAAGACATTTATATGTCGCTAATGCATCTTCTGGTACTAATCCTGGTTCAGTAGTAGGTGTTATTACTAATCCAGAAAAGTCCATGTTTGCTATTAAATTCTATGATGCTTTAGGAGCACTTAGAGTTTCTGACTATATTCCAATAGCTGGTATTGAAAAAATTTCACTTAAACCAGCTTTACCACAACTTCTTAGAAAAGATTATATTTCTATGGAAGCTCCAATTGCTGGTCAAGATTATATCCTAAGAGTTACTTTTATTGGTTCTTGGATGGGATCACAACACCAAAGATATACTAAGCATATTGGTGCATATAGAGCAAAAACTGGTGATACTGCTGAGACAGTTTTCACTGCTATTGGAGCTCTTGCTGTTAAGAATTTTGCTAGAGATTCTTCTGGAAAATTAACTTTTGCTGTGCAAGGTACTGGTGCTGATGCTAAACTAGTAGTTACTGAAACTCAGCAAGGATGGACTCTAGGTAAAAAGCAAGGAAGACCTCTTGAATATAGTCTTGAAATTGTGCCAATTACAAAAGATAATCAAGATTATATTGGATGGGCAACAATTACTAAAGAGACTGCTAGTCATCCAGGTTTAGGAACTCCTAGACTTGCTGCTGATATGGAGTGGTTCTATATGGGTGAAAGAGGAGACCAATATAGAGGTATGGGCTATCCTGATAACTTTGATACTAAGTATTTAGTAGAAAATTCAGAGTACGATATACTTGATATTAAGTATTTTACTACTAGTGCAGGTACTGCTTCAACAAAAGAGCAAAAAGAACTTGTTATTTTGTGTAAAAAAGCTTCTTCTGGTACTGTTCATGCTATTGCAAATGCAATTGCAGGTTTCATTAATGCTGTACAAGCTAATCTAGTACCTACATTAGATAATGTAACTATGATTGCAAAAGGTTCTCTTGGAACTGTTGGAAATGCTACTATTACTGGTCTTACTTCTGGTAAAACTTATAATGTAATTTCTAATTATGGACAACCAAATGAGGCTATTTCTGGTGTTGCAGCTAATGGTACTTTAGGTACTGCTGCTGCTTTAACTGGAACTGCAATTACTGGACTTACCAACGGAGTTCTCTATAAAGTAGTGGAAGTAGCATAATAATTCCACCTTAAATTTTTTAACCATTGTGAGTATTACTATTATTAGTATATTTGCAATGGTTAATTTTTTTATTATGAGTACATATAGAGAAGCAGTTTATCTTATTAGGGATGAGATAAAAAAGACAAACGATGATAGCATTTGGGAAAATGAGCATTTAATATTCTTATTAGAAAAATATAGAGCTGTCATTTTAAAACAGAGATATAGTGGAAATACTAAAAAGATTCCATCTATAAACTACCAACCTATCAAGGTAAAAGTACCTGCTACAACTAAAGTAGGAAGTATAAAATTACCATATGTAATGGATATTGGGGGAAACTCTTTTAGTTCTGTTATATTGCAAGATGGGTTTACTAATACTACTTTAACTTTAGTAAGTCCAGAAAGATTTGCTTTTGTTGGAGAAAATTGTTACTTATCTGCTATATCTTATTGTACAGTAGATTACGAAAAGTATTTTAGAATAACTTCTACTTCCAATACAGATAGAATATTTACTTTATTTGGTATATTAGATAAACCTTCTGACATGTCTTTATATAATGCAGAATTTTCAAGTACTTCTGCACAAGATGTTCTAGATATGGATATACCTATTGAAGAGGCATTATTAATGGAAGTAATAAATTATGTGCTAAAAGATTTAGGAGCAACAGCAATGTTCTCTAGAGATAAACTTAATAACGCAACAGATGATGCAGGAATCACTAAGTAAAAAAGTGGCAGCTATTAAATGGGCTAATGGAAGAAAAATGAAATTTAGTTCATCTTTAGGTGTTAAAGATGCATATAAATTTTATACTAAAAATAGACCAAACAGTTCAAATTTTGTATTAAATAGAGAGGAATATAGTAAAATAATTCAAGCTTGTTTTGAGTATCAAGTAAACCAATTAGTAAAAACAGGAATTACTTCCTTTCCATATGGGTATGGTGAATTAGTTCTTGTTGAATATGATGATAGTCCTAGAATGGAAAATGGTCAGTTAGTATTACCAAAAAGAATAGATTGGAAAGCTACTTTGGAATTATGGGTAGAAGATGAAGAAGAAAAAAAGAAAAAAACACTAATACGCCATACTAACTCCCCTGTTACTATTAAATATAAGAAACCTAATAGAACAAATAGACTCATTGTTTTTGTTAGATTTAGAAAACAGAGAAGTCTTAAAAAAGTTATTGCAGATAATGCAATGGAAAACAAATTAATGCTTTTTAGAGATGTATAAATTAATTTCAGTTAAAGTAGTATTAGATAGAATATTAAGAGATGATCTATTCTCTGGACTTTCATTAGAAGCAGCTTTAGATTATTTTGTTGAATTTGTACAAATTGTAGGAATTCCATCATCTTTTATTGATAAATATGAAGAGTCAGAATTTGAAAATTATAGAACAATTCTACCTTGTGATTTTATAGAAGTAAATAGTATTCTTGTAAATGGAATTCCAGCTAAAACAGCTACTGATGCTTTTATTACAAGATATGGTGATGATCCATCTTTAGCTAATACTCCTAGTATTTCATTCAAAATAGAAAATGATATTGTCTATTTTTCTAAAGAAAAGGGAAAAGTGCTTATTAATTATAAAGCTATTCCAATGATTGATGATTTTCCTGCAATTCCAAATGATGCTCATTTACTAAGAGCATTAAGAGATTATATTGAATACTGTCATATTAAAATTTTATATAGAGCTGGAAAAGTTTCAAGAGCAATTTATGAAGATGCAGAACAAAGTTATTCATATTCTGTTGGGGCATATTCATCTAATTCTAAGATTCAAAATATGGCCCAGATGGAAACAATTAGTAATGTTTTAACCTCAATATTACATAGAAGTAATGCTTTTAAAACTAGATTTTCTACTATAGGTACTAGACTTGAATTAAATAAGAAGTAATGAAACAAGATATTATACAATTTGCTCCGAAAGGAATGTTTAGAGATCTAAGTGAAAGTAAATTCTCTCCAGAGTTTACTTATAATAATCTAAACATAAGAATTGCTCCATATAAACATGCCACTGGGCTATCTATTACTAATGAACAGGGAACTAAACTTATAGAATTCGATTCTGAACTAAAAGTTATTTCTGGACAATGTGTTGGCAGTGTTTGTCTTAATAATTCAATTATTTTATTTACTACTGGGGTTACAGATATAATTTATAAAATTAAAGTAGATTCTCCAACTAGTATAATAAAATTATTTGAAGGAGAACTGGATTTAGCAGTAGATTATCCTATACAGGCTATAAGTATCTTTGAAACTGAGAATGTTCAAAAAGTGTATTGGACTGATGGGAAAAACCCAGTTAGAATGATAAATATATGTAAATCTTATTTAGATCCTAAATATTCAAAAGAGGACTTCTCATTAGTAATTCCAATTCCAGAATCAACCTCACTATCTGTATCTAGATCACCTGGAGGTGGAAAATTTCCTAGTGGTGTATTACAATATGCAGTTACTTTTTTTAATATTTTTGGTTCAGAGACTCATATAGTAGCAAATAGTCAAATCCAATATTTAGGAAAAGAGGATAGAGCTCTTTCTCCAGAAGAATATTACACAGATACTTTTTCTATTACTGTTAATACTAATGGACATAAATATGATTATGTCAGACTATATTCTATTGTAAGAACCTCAGAAAATGCAACTCCATACACCAAAGTAGTAGGTGATTATCCTATTGCAGGACAAAATTCTATTACTATTTTAGATAATGGTACTTTAGGATATACTATAGAGCCACAACTTTTATTATTTATAGGTGGTGATGAACTTATTGCTAGTACTATTACAAATAAAGATAATACTTTGTTTTTAGGGAATATAAAAAATCCTTTAAAATTACTTGTGAAATCAGATTTACCTCAAGTATTTCATAATAATTTTACTTGGAGTTATAGGCCACATAAGACAATAGAAGAGGAAAGTAAAGCAAAAAATATTCAGTATCCGTATTTACCTTTATCCAATAAAGAGGATAAAAGTAGTAATTGTCACTTTAAGAAAGGTCAAATCTATAGATTTGGTTTTGTTGCCCAGCATTCAAATGGTACTTGGAGTGCTCCTATATATTTAGGAGATACTCTTTGTTCTATCGGGTATCAAACTGAAGCAGATTTAGTGAATAAAAGAGTATTATTATCTTTAAATAAAGCCAATTATTCTCTTCCTACTGAGATTGTAAATTCATTACTAAGTAAAGGATATAAAAAAGTAAAGCCAGTATTTGTACTTCCTAATCCAGAAGATAGAACTGTACTATGTCAAGGTATTATTAATAGTACTTTAACAAATTCTAAAATGAGAGATAAAAATGCACCTTTTGCTTTTACCGATTATTTAGCAAGAACTAATGAAATTGACAGAGACTACACTCAAGCTAACCCACATAGACTTTACCCATTAGATAATTATCCAGGTAGTTTTGCTACTGGACATTTTTTCTCAACTGCCTATGAAATTGAGACAGCCAAAGTAACTGTAGACTTTTTCCCTTCTACATATAAATCTAGTACTATATTAAATGACCTTATTACTCCTGAGCTATATAACTATTTTTTGGTAGACGAAAACCTACTTACTTTATGGAGTCCTGATATTGAATTTAATGATAATTTTAATAATCTTTTAGATTCAACAGTGACTTGTGAATTAATAGGTTTAGCCAATGTTACTTCTACAGGGGTTACTGACTCCTATATAAATTCTATACCTGCTGAATCTAGAATAATAAGTAAATTTGCTAAAAATAACTATGATAAATACTTAGCTTCAGAGACTCCAGGAATTAATGATGAGAGAGATTTTTATAATAAAGCAGTTGCAAGTAATTATACTACACTTAAGGATCCTTCAAAAAATTATGAAGATTCTATTTGGGGAAGACAGAAGTTTACTATTTCTGGAGGAACAGGTGATAATGATGCTGATATTAAGAATGTAACATTAAATAAATTCTCTTCAAAAGTCTATTGCTTATATAATACTATTTTTAATGAAACTAATCTTACAAATTTAAAAATAAATACTCCTATTATATCTTCTTTTAATA